GTTAATAATTCTACATTAGAGCCTCATGCAATTGGTGCTAAAATCTATGTAAATAACTTACCTACAATCAATGTATGGCCGACACCAGAACAAAGCGATTGGTACACATTTGTGTATTACAGAATGAGACGTATTCAAGACGCGGGTAATGGTATTAATGTACAAGACATTCCGTTTAGATTTATTCCAGCGATGGTTGCAGGAATTGCCGCGTATATGTGTATTAAGTTGCCTAATGTTGACCCTAATAGAATTCAGATGTTAAAACAAGATTATGAACAAGCGTTTCAGTTAGCAGCAGACGAGGATAGAGAAAAAGCATCTATAAGGTTTGTACCAAGAGACTCTTTCTACTATATGTAGGAACTTAAATGCCGATCAAATATGCAAGTGGTAAAAATGCCATATCACAATGTGATCGTTGTGGATACAGATTTAAACTAAGTCAATTAAGACGCTTAGTTATTAAGACAAAAAATGTTAATATACTGGTATGTCAAGAATGCTGGGAACCGGATCAACCACAATTATCACTAGGTTTATACCCAGTTAATGATCCGCAAGCAATAAGAAATCCAAGACCTGACTTAGGATATTACCAATCAGGTTTAAATGGGTTACAAACGATTGTTCAAACAGGACCATTACAAAAAGAAACAGGCGTACCGTTATTAGGTAGTCGAGTTATACAGTGGGGTTGGAATCCTGTAGGGGGATCAAGAGCAAACGATGCTGGATTAACGCCAAATGATCTAGTAGGAATAGGTAATGTAGGCACAGTAACAGTATCAACAACATAAGGAGAAGTATATGGGATTCAGATCAGCAGCAGACGGAATTACTAAACAAGGTAAAACTAAAGGTCGTAACTTAGGTGACGACGGCGCTAAAGTAGCTATTCAAAACGGACCAAAAGCAAGTGGTAGCAAAGGTGGTAAAACTAATGCTGACATGAAAACTATGGGTCGTGGTATGGCTAAAGTTGCAGCACAAAAAAAGGGGTAATAACATGGCTAAAAATGACTTTCCAAAACCAACACCAGCGGAATCATTTCCACTAGGTCACGCTAAAGAAAATAAAGACGCAAGCGAATATACTGGGTTTAAATATCCATCAGGTGGTACTGGTAGCGATATTGGCGTTTATAAACAACCGATGCCTAATCCAGCAAGTACAGATATACACTTTAGTCAAGATCCAAATAAGTTAAAGGCTCAACAGATTGGTCGTGGTACAGGTACACCTCGTGTAAGCGCTGGTGATCCTACTCGTCCTGCTAAGACTGACGGTATTACTATTCGCGGTTGCGGTGCGGCTACTAAAGGTACTAAAGCTAGAGGACCGATGGCATAATGAACTACACGCAGTTAGTTGCAGAAATACAAAACTATGTAGAAGATACGTTTACAACTGAGATTATTAATACATTTATTACTCAGGCTGAACAACGTATTTACAACGTAGTACAACTTCCTGCTTTACGTAAAAATGTAACGGGTTCATTAACTGCTGGGAATAAATATTTAGCTATGCCTTCTAATTGGTTAGCTACATTTAGTCTGGCAGTGATTAACGCTAATAATGAGTACTTATATCTTTTAAATAAAGACGTTAACTTTATTAGACAGTCCTATCCTGATACAGATGCAGAATACTATGGTGAACCTCAATACTATGCAGTATTTGATAATAATTCGTTTATAGTAGGACCAACGCCTGATGCTAGTTATGATGTTGAATTACATTATTTTTATTATCCTGAGTCAATTACTACGACGGTATCAGGTACAACTTGGTTAGGTGATAACTTTAGCTCTACTTTACTTTATGGTTCATTACTAGAAGCTTATACCTATATGAAGGGTGAGGCTGACGTGATTGCACAATATCAAAAACGATATGATGAAGCGATGTTCTTATTGAAACAATTAGGTGATGGTAAAGATAGACAAGATGCTTATAGAAGCGGACAAGTAAGGTATCCAGTTCAATGATTTTAGGACAAGCACAGACCACAACGTTTAAACTAGACTTGTTAAAAGGTTTAGTTAATTTTAATGCTGGGTCTCCTTATACATACAAAATAGCTTTGTATAACGCAGTAGCTACTATTAATAGCGAAACGACTGAATATACAACGCAAGACGAAATTACAGGTACTGGCTACATAGCTGGGGGAAAAACGCTATACCCTACAATAGGTAGTGATCCTAGTAATAACACGGCTTATGTTACGTTTGCTAATGTTACATGGAGTCCTGCAAGCTTCGCCACAGCCGGTGCCTTGATATATAATAGCACTACAAACGCATCAGTCGCAGTATTAAGTTTTGGTGGAGAAAAAACAGCTTCTTCATCTTTTACAATAGAATTTCCAGCAGCTACATCAACTACTGCTGTATTACGAATTAATTAAGGAGAAATCATGCATAAAGAAACAGGCGGATTTGGTGATATTGCTACCATCGCATTAGCTACCGGAGCCCAAAATAACGAAATAGTAGGCATTCATGGTCAATACCATGTAGCATGCCGTGACAAAGATGGTAATTTAAAATGGGAAGAAAGATTTTCTAATCTTGTAAATGCAGTAGGTAAAGAACTTATGTTCAATACATTACTTAGTACTTCTGGTACATATACAACTGTAGGACCTTTCTTAGGTTTGGTTGGCGGAGCTACTCCAACATTTGGTACAGGTTCAGACACAATGACATCACATGCTGGTTGGACAGAGTTTGTTAACTACACAGTATCAGGTTCAGCAGTACGCGGCACAGCAGTATTTAGTGCAGCAACATCAGCAGGATCAACACCTACTAACATAACAACATGTACAGCAGCCCCAATCACTTATACTATTACAGGTGCAGGCGGTACAGTAAGTGGATGTTTCTTAGTAACAGGTACAGGTGCAGTAAATACACAAAGTAGTACAGCCGGTGTATTGTATTCAGCAGGCGCATTTGCAGTAGCGAAGGTTACTACAGTTGGTGATACAGTAGCAGTTACATACTCAACTACAGCTACAAGCTAAGGAGTTTTAAATGGCTCTTGTAGTCGCGGACAGAGTACAGGAAACGTCCACTACTAGCGGGACAGGTACGCTTACCCTTGCAGGAGCACTTGCGGGGTTTCAGGACTTTTCTACAGCTATTGGTAACGGTAACACTACCTACTATACAATTTATGATGCAACTACCTATCAATGGGAAGTGGGTATTGGTACGGTTGGAGCAGGTACACTAGCTCGCACTACAGTTTTATCAAACTCTTTAGGCACTACTGCTAAGATTTCTTTTGCCGCTAATTCTAAGTTTGTATTTTGTACATATCCTGCAGAAAAATCAGTTAATGTAGATGCAAATGGCGACGTCAACATTCTTACCTATGTACCTAATACAAATACTTATGTTGGTACTTTAAACGTAGGTGACGGCACATATAGCTTTTTACAATCAGGGCAAATTGCAACCTTTGCAGGTGCAGATACAACTGTTAATGGTATAAGCGTCCAAAACACAAGTGCAAGTAACACTGCATATAGCGCAATTCAAGTAGGCGCAAATAATTATAATACTGGGTACTATTTGATGTTAGGTACCAACAGTTCTACTTATAGTTATTCCGCTGCAGGGTATCCTAATAATGCAGCAAACCAACCCAACGCTAATTATATCGAAGCTAATAAATCTGACTTATCTATTATTACTTGGGACTCTAACGATATTCATTTTATACAAAATGCTTCTGTCGCAACTACAGATTCCATGACATTATTTGCATCGGGTGGTGTATCTTTAGGTGGATATGGCGATCCCGGTCTTGGTACTTTATATGCTAATAACGTTTACCTAGGTTATACTACAATTACCGCAGCGGCGGGCACAACCATATTAACTAATGCATCAGCAGCATGGCAAAATGTTGTAGGCGTAACAACTCAAACTATTCAATTACCTGACGCTACAACGCTGTTTAAAGGCTTTGCATTTACTATAACAAGTAGTAGTACCGGTACTGTAACTATTAAAGATGATGCATCTGCTACTATTGATACTGTAGTTACTGGCGGCTCAGCTATTATGGTATTAACAGACAACTCAACTGTTGCAGGTACATGGAAAGCTTATAGTTACTTACCATCAAGTTATGATTTTAATGCTACATCAGCTAATTTTGGCGGAGCTACAATCACTAATGCTTTATGGAATGGTACAACAATTGCTACAGGTTACGGTGGTACAGGATTAACTACATTTGCTGCGGCTAACAATGCTATCTATTCTACATCAAGTTCAGCTTTAGCAGCCGGTACTTTACCTATTGAAGCTGGGGGTACAGCAAAAACTACGTTTACATCAAATGGCGTTGTTTATGGTAACGGTACTTCTGCATTAGGTGTGACAGCAGCAGGCACTACAGGACAAGTTTTAGTAGGTAATACAGGTGCAGCTCCATCATGGTCGTCAATTTCAGGTTCATTAGTTAGCTCATTCCAAACGTCATTAAGTGGACTCACACCAAACACAGCTACAACAGG